GTTGTAGAGGACCGCGTACCGGAAGGGGCCGATGCTGCCGCCCGCCGCCGTGAATACGATCTGGTCGCCGTCGAGCGTCACTGTCCCCGCAGCGCGCGTGCCGTTCGCGCTCACCGCCGTGCCGCCAGCCGTGTAGCCGAAGCCCGCGCCGATCTCCGTCAGGTCCAGCTTCACGCTGTTCGTCGCCACGGGAGCGGGGGCGTTGACGAGCATCAGCTTCAGCGTGTCGCCGATGGGAGAGCCGAAGATGTCGTAGATTTTATTGGCGATGTCTTCGCCGGTTACGTTGAACTTGTTGTAGCTCGCCATGCAACCCCCGTCCCGCTACTTGAAGCTGGCGAGGGCCTTTTCCTTCAAGCCAGCGAGTTCCTTGTTCACTTGGAAGAGCTTCTCTTCCTTCGCCTTGATTTCGACGCCGATGGCGGCGATCTTCTGGCCGGCCGCCTGCACTTGCGCACAGACCTCCACGAGCTGCGCATCCGACTTGGCCTTCACGGCGTCGGCTTCCGCCTGCGCCTTCCCGATGATCTCAGACCCGGCAGCGGACGCCTGCCGTGCGGCCTCCTTGGAAAGGCGTTCGGATTCCACGATCTGCATCTGAAGCCCGGAAAGAATGTCATCCGCCGCCTTCGCCTTGGCCTTCGCCGCTTCCTCCTGCGCGAGCAGGTTGGCGTGGCGTGTCCCGGCGTCACGCTCCGCGTTCTCGATGGAGGCGATCCTGCCGAGCAGCTCCTCGAGCTTGATGACGCCCCGGCAGATTTTCGAGAACTGCTGGATGCCGTTCAGGGCTTCTCTCAGTTCGTTTGCCATCTAGCCCTTCCTCATGAGAAGCGTGACGGTCACGGTTGTCGCGCCATCCGCCCCCGAGGCGAGCGGCCTCACCCACCGGGTCACTTCGGACACCGCCTCGAGATCGGAAGCCGTCTTGGCGATGTCGTTGCCCTGCGGGTCGGTCAGCGGGTGCCAGTTGACGGGCGTGGCCTCGTTGCATCCCTGCAATGTCACGGTCGCCGTGCCAAACGTGCCTTGAAGCTGGACGGACCGATCCGCCGCACCTGGCATCTCGACGGCCGCGCCGTCCAAGTTCGCCGCGATGAGCGGACCCCATACGACGGCCCAACAGTCGCGGTCCTTGTGCTTGTCGATCCGCGTAATCGCCGCTGCTACGGTCGCCATCGCTCCTCCTAGGTCTCCGTCACGATGACAACGCCACCCATGAGCGCGATGTCGGTGGCCGCCGCCGTGGTCGCCGTCAGGACCATGTAGAAACTCTCGTCCTGCGCGATCACCTCGGGGGTGGCGAGGGTCTTGGTCGTGTTCGCGCTGTCCACCTTGGTGTCGGCCGTCACGCTCAACTGCGTGATGGTGCCGAGCGAGGCGTCGGTCGGGTCCGCAGCGGCCGCCGTGTGCTTGCGGAGATCGGCGTCGAGCGTGGCGATGCCGCCCGCGCTCTCGATCTGCCCGACAAGGTGGAAACCCGTGATGGTCCACCCGACCTTGAGGCCGATGACCGGGATGATGAGCTTGCTTCCGGTCAGGGACGCCGGCATCGTGATGAGGTTCGTGTTGTCGGCCGCGGCCACCACCCAGCCGGCCGTGCCGCCGACTTTCGAGAACCCGCCCTGCATGTAGCTCTGTGCGGTCCTCACGATGGACGACGCGCCCGTGATGGTCGGCGCCGAGATCGTGGGGGTGTTGAGGGTCGGCGAAGTCATCGTCTTGTTGGTCAGGGTCTGCGTGGAGGTCGTGCCCACCAGCGTGTCCTGCTTGGTGGCGGGAGCGGTCACGAACCCGTCTCCCAGCGTGCCCGACTGCTCGAAAACCTTCAGCACATCAACCATTGGATTCCCTTTCTTAGATCACCTGTCTCGTGTTGCGCTTGGCCTTGGGTGCCGGAGCCTCGGGCTCCGCATCCTCGCCCTCGCCGTCCGCGACTTCCTCCACGGCGTCCGCAGCCTTCGGACGCGCGTAGGACTTCCAGTTCTTCAGGAACTCCTTGCCCGCCACCACGCACTCAACCGCCTTCTGGTCGATCACGGGCAACGCCCCGACGACTTCCATCCACTTGGGAAGGACAGGCGTGCCGTCCTCGCGGACGAGCAGCCGCCCCTCTTCGTCGTGCGGGCAGGCGTCAAGGCCAACGGCGAACACCCGCCCCGCGTAGGGGCTCTCGCTCCACTCGGGGTAGTGCCGCATCGCGCCGTACCAGCCGTCCTTCAGCGCCTTGACCTTGATCCTGACGGGCTTCGCCATCGAGCCTCCCTTGTATGCGAGGGAGGGGCCGACCACCATGGCCGACCCCTCCCGATCAGCACGAGTAGGTTACTGGTCGATCTCGTAACCCTTGCTGGGCGCACGCCACTCCTGGGCGTCCGACGTCAGGAAGGTCGTCACCGAGCCGGTCGTGAGGTCGCCGTTCGTCATCGTGTAGAACACGCGAAGGAACTGCTCGGGCGTCTGGAACCTCGACACCTTGGCGGTGAACGTGTCACCCACGGCCGCGAGAGCCGGGATGATGAAGCACTCCTGCACCTTGGTCGCGGAGCCGAACGCCGCCAGCGTGTCCGTCTCGAGGGTCACGGTGACGGTCGAGTTCGAGCCCGCGTCCGTCAGCGCCGTGGTCACGACGGACACGAGGTAGAGGTCGCTGCCGATGCCGAGGTTGCGATCGGCGTCTCCGAGGTCCATGAGGTCGGTCGAAGCCGCGTTCGCCGTAAGGGCCTGCGCGTTCGAGAACCTCGCCAGCTTGTCCACGATCATCAGTGTTCTCCTTCTTCCTGTCAGTAGTTCAAACCACCGGCTACGCAACCGCGGCTTCGGTGTTGTCGAGCTGGTCCACGATGCGGACCGGGAACTCGTCGAACATCAGGACGCGCTTCCCGTCCACGTTCTCGTAGGTCAGACCGCCGCCGGTGATGACGTCATCCCGCCGCTGGATGCGGAACATCTTCTTGACCGTGCGGTTCATGTAGATCACGATCTTCCCGTCCTCGGGGTTGTGGATCGCCTCGGTCGCCGCGATCAGCTTCTCGGTCAGGTCCGCCGCGCTCGACTTGGCGAGCAGGTTGGACACGTCGATGTTGGGGATGCGGGCGACCGCGTAGGGGTCCATCACCGCGAGCCCGCAGTACCAAGTGAAGAACTCCTTGTAGGCAAGGAGGGTGGCGCCGGCGACTCCCGTCGCGTCCACGACGTCCACGAGCCCGAGGTCGGTGCGGGACAGGCCGCCCTTCTGGCCCTTGGGCACGATGCCCATGACGCCGTTCCGGCCGTACTTGACGACCCAGATGGAGGCGTTGTCCGAGCCCGAGCCTCCGCCCGAGATCACGTTGTCGGCGAGGTTGCCCGTCAAGGTGTTGTAGCGGGCGCCGAACCCGGTGAACTCCTCGGGCACCGACGCGGTGCCGTAGAAGAGGAGGTCCGCCAGCTTCTGGCCGAGCCCCTCGATGTGCCCGCGCGCTTGGTTGGCGCGGTTGGCCGCCACCTGCCCGACGCCGCCCATCTCCGCGATCACCTTGTCGATCACGCTCACCGTCTCGATGATCGCGCAGGCGTCGTTGACCTGCGTGTGCGTCGCCTTGGTGGGCGTGGTGCCCTGGTTGGCGATACGCGCGACCGCGGTCGGGATGCTCGCGGTCTGGGTCGTCCGGTTGCCCGTGATGAGGTTGCCCTCCATCCAGGAGATGTCCTGGAGGTGGGAGTTCGTCTGCGAGAGGGTGTCCACGATGGTCGCGCTGTCGCCATCGGGATCGAGGGTCTTGATGATGTCCGCGATGGTCGGGTTTTCGGTTCCGAGAGTCGCCATAGGCAAAGCCTCCTTGTCTGCAACAAGGAAGCGTTGCTACGGCGAGCGAGGCCCGGTTACGGGCGTGGCTGCCTATCCGCGTGCTTGCGCGTTCGTGTCTTTCGATACCGCCTGCATCCAGCGCAGGCACAATTCGAGCGCCTCGGTGACTCCCTTGAGATGACGGATCAGGTTCTCAAAGGCCTTCACCTGCTCCACGCTCACGCCTCGCCTCCGCCTTTCGGCTTCGGCTTGTATAGGTCCTCCAGCGTTTTCTTCTGGGCCGCCGGAGGTTGGGCACCCGGCAGGACGAGCCGGTCTTCGGCCATCCCCGCCGAGATGTCCGCAAACATCTTGAACAGGTCCGAGTTGTCTCCCGCGAAGGTCGTCTTCATGATGTCCTGAAGACGCTTGGGCGCGTACCGCTGGACGAGACCCTGCACCCTACGGGCCACCTCGGGCTTGTTGTACTTCGGGTCGTTGGCGATCTCCTTCCGCCATTCGGTGGAAAGTTCCGCCTCGCGCGCGTGGAGTTTCACCGTCTGCATCGAATCCCGTTCGACGAGCGCCTGGGCGTGCTCGTTGGACAATCCTCGCTCGCGGGCATACGCGGCGATCTCGTCCAGCACGGCCGGCTCGAGGGGGGAATTCTCAGGCAGCTTGAGGTCGTACTTGTCGGGGGCCTTGGGGCCGCGGGTTTCCCACCCGCTTCCGTGGCGGGCACAGGCGAGCCTCCCATGAGCGTGCCCTGAGGCACCACGGGCGGGACTGCGGGCGCTGCGGCTGCTGGCGGCACTACGGGGGCCAC